GGCGACCGGTCAGACGTCCGAGTTGCAGCTCAGGCACATCCCCGTTCGATCCACTCCGGCGATGGAAGTGAGAATCGACTATGACGGACGATCGGGCACGAGGGCAGGATCGTTCGCCGCCGAGACGATCAAGACGGAAGGGGAAGACTACTGGGCGAACTACGACATGGTGGACAGTGATGGAGTGAAAATCTGTCAAGACGGCATGCTCAGAAGCATGGGCCTCTGGCCGCTGACCACCGGGACGGTCAGAGTTGAATACACGGCTGGGTACACGAATGCTGAATTGCATGGAGAACATGCAGACGACATCGACGTGGTGTTGGATGCTTCGCCGATCTGGGCTGCCGTATTGGAAGAAGCGAAGCGGCGGGTCGAGCAGATCATGGTGAGGAAAAAGTCGAAGGTCGGGTGGGTCGCCGGCCCGAAGACGTCGGAGAGCTTGGGCGACTACAGCTACTCGATCGACTCGTCTCTGGCCAAGACTTTGTATGGGAGCAGCGTCGAGGTGACGGACGAGTCGAAGATGTTGCTTCAACCATTTGTTCACATGGGATGGGATGCATGATATGTCGATTCTAGACCATCTCCCGGACGAGTGTACAATCCAGCGACTGGTTCGCACGAAGGGGGAGCTAGCAGGAAGCAAAGATGCTGTCGTGATAGAGTTGCTAAAAGTGAGTTGCTGGGAGCAGCAAGTTTCGGCATCAGAATCTCTGACTTATCAGAAGCGAGGGATGGAACTGCGAAGCAAAGTCTACTTCGTGGAGAAGCCGTTTGTGTCTCGACGGCACCAGATAGTAGTGACGAGCAGGAATGGAGAGGCTGTTGCTGTGGCCGACCAGGTAGTTTGGGACGTACTGGATTCTCCGGCTCCGGACGTGAACCTCGGTCGAGGAGGTTTGTTCCGGGTGATGATCGGAAGGAACACCGCGGAGGCTTGATGGTGAGAGTAGTCTGCAAAACTATCGAGGCGTTCGTCGAGAATCTTCGTCTCGGAAAGCCAGTCGAAAACGTGGTCTGGGTGGACGAGACGAGACGAGAAGTGGGCGAGCACAAGATCCTTCACAATCTTCAGGCGTCAGCCGTGGTGCGTCTGAGAGATGATGAGGGGGAATTTCTCCTTCAGTACGGCGAGGACGTGGGATTCGACTTCACGGATGGGGAGCCGGAGATGGAAGGGACGAAGGCGGTAAATCATCGCAAGGGATATTTGAAGCAGTGTTGCGAGGACATGGGCCTGGTGGTCAGGCCGGGATTCGTGACGATGTAGTTTTTCACCAAGGGGAAAGTCATGTTCAAGATGTTGCTGACAGAGCAGGAAGCGATCAACGAAGCGAGAGCGATCATCAACTCCGTGCTGGGCAAGCGGTGGATGATCGCCGTGTGGTGCGTGGAGGAGGACGAGCAGAAAAACTTGCTGAGGCTGGCTGGCAAGACGTCGTGGCGGTTTCCGCAGGGAGATTTCGAGGAGTCGCTCCGACTGCTTCGCGAGAAGCTCGAAGAGGAATTGAAAGCCAGGAAGCCCGCCGTTCCGGCTCCGTTGGAGATGGCTCCGTTTTTGGGCGAGGAAATAGATCTGGAGAACGAAGAAAGCATGGACAAGCTGTTTCGCGAAAGGCAAGGAGGTGAAGAGTGATAGCATTCTGGCATTCGCTCTTTCGTCGACGTCCCTCCCGAGCGATCGAGGCGTCGGAGCGGGCTCTGTCTAGTCTGGAGGACTCTGCCCGTCGGCTTCGTCGATCGGTGCGTCTAGTGCTGAGATTGGAGCGGGGGACGGTTCAGTTGATGTCCCGGACTGCCGCCCAGGTTGAGCGGGCAAAGGCTTTGGCCGAGGCGTTGGCCGAAGACGTGAAGGAAGCTGAGCGTCGAGTGGAGCAGGCTGAGCGAGCGATGGAGGTGCTTCGAACCGAGCGAGAGGCCGATGCAGTGGCGGTGGAGACGCTGACTGGCAGGATCAAGGAATACCAAGCGTTGAGCGAGGCGAACATCGCTTTGGCCAATCACCGCCGAGGGCAGATGGCTCCCGGCTCGGAGATGTAGAAAAAAGAGGTGAGTGGATGAGTACAGCGTTGACAAAGGCGATCCGCAGAGCAGATGCTCTGGCAGCGACCGCTTATGATTGCGGGGCTAGGACGAAGGCGAGCGGCGTTCCGATGGACTTTGCCCCGTCCGCCCCGCTGTCTGGGATGCAGGGATGGCAACAGCAGCAGGCCCATGCCGAGCGATACGACTTGATGCGAGAGTGGATCTATTCGGCCGTCAACGCTCTGGCCAGTGAGGGAGCGGGCCAGCCTCCGGTCGTGGCTCGCTTGATTGGGACCAAGGCCAAGGCCAAACCGCAAGGAAAGAAGCTCTGCGAGCTGCAGAAGATGCCGAAAGCGATTCGACGAAAGGCGGCCGACACGGAATACGAGGTTCAGCAAGACCATCCGCTCGTCGATCTGCTCGAACATCCGAACCCGTTTCAGGAGAAGTGGCAGTTTGTCTACTCGTTTTTTGCCAACTTGGTGCTGACTGGCATGGCTTACGTCGTGCTTGGGTATTCTAAGCGACTGAAGAAGCTGGAGCTGTACAGCCTTCCTTCGACGTGGGTGAAGCCGGATCACGAGCAAGGTCTGTTTTCTCGGTTCATAGTGAAAAACCCGAAAGCAGTCGGGACAGATCCCATTCCGTTGGACCGCTCGCAGGTGGGTTTTGCTATGCTGCCGAATCCGGGCGATCCGTTGGCTTCTCTGGCTCCGGCCTCGTCTCAGCTCCGGACGCTGAAGATTCACGAGCACATGCTCAACGGGCAGGAGGCGTTCTTCCGGAACGGCATCTTCCCGTCGGTGATCGTCACGATGGCTCAAGGTCCATACCAGAGCATCAAGGGACGACCGGTGCTGTCGAACGTCCAGCGTCGGATGATCTACCATGCCCTGCGACAGAACGTGATGGGAGACATGAACCAGGGAGCGGCTTTCATCATCGATGGATTGATCGAAGACATGAAGCCGTTCTCTTTGACGAACCGCGAGATGGGCTGGGACAAGACGGAGGACAGGATCAAGACGAGGATACTGTCGGCGTTCGGCGTTCACTCGTTCATCCTCGGCGAGTTCATGCCCGGTTCGCAGGCTCAGGCAGAGATCATCGAGGGCCGATTCTACAAGCGGGTGAACACTTACTTGGACATGCTCTCGACGCTGCTCACGAACCTGCTCGGCTCGGTCGACGGGGACGAGCGTTTGTGGATCTGGTTCGAGGAGTGCCAGGCGTCGAATCCCGGGCGACGCACGTCGACGTTCTTGTCGATGCGCTCCACGGGGGACATCTCGCAGAACGAGCTTCGAGCAGAGATGGGCCTGCCGCCGGACGAGGACTTGAACCAGGCGGTGATCCAGTCGTCGATGATGGCCGGCGTCAGTCGAGTGCTCGCTCTGCTTGGGCAGAGAGCGATCCAGCGAGAGCAGGCCGTCGCAACTTTTGAGGGTATGGGAATCCCGACCGAGCTGGCCAAGGAGATCGCCGGCATCGGCTTGCCGGAGCCCGAACCTCCTCCTCCCGAACCCCCGCCACCGCCCACCGGAGAAGCGAAACCCGAGGAAGATGAAGAGAAACCCGAAGAAGAGCCGGAGACAGACGAGGCCGTCGAAGAGCTGAAGATGGCGAACCTCTTGCTGGCCAAGGCTTTGGAGCCTGTCGAGCGGCAGGCCGAACGAATCCTGAGGAGCGTGGAATGCTGGTGCTGATTGAGCGAGGCCTGAACGCTGCCGACTTGCGGAGGAAAACCGACACTGTCCACCGGCGTCGCACCGAGCTGATCGTCAAGAGCCGGCGGCTGGTGCAGAAGGTGGTGGCCAATCGCCAGTTTCTCGACGCCGAGCGGGAAGTGACGAAGGCTCTGATCTCATTCTTCGTCGAGCAGGGACGGTCGATGGTCGCCCGGCTGCAGAAGATGCCCCAGAAGGGGGGACGGTCCCCGGAGACGGCGTCTAACGGGGGTCTATCCCAAGGGGTATGGGGGGGGGAACAGGGGGAGGGTCCCGGAACCCTGCCAGAGACGAAGCCAGGGGGTCCTGGAGGGGTCTCTGCGAAAGCCCCTTCTTCCCGTTCTGCTTCCCGCCTCGTCTCCCAGATATTTGACCCGAGCGAGTGGCGGGCCGAGCTGACGAACCGACTGCTGCCCGTGCTGGCTAGGAAGATGGCCGAGGCGGGCGTCGCTCACCTGATGTCGTACGGCATTGACGTGCGGAGGAAGAAGATGGAGAAGAAGGGAACCAAAACTACTTCCGCCGCGGAGTGGGCCGAGGAGAACAAGGCCGACTGGGATTCCCTCGTCGAGGCGTTCGCTGCTCAGGACTTGCCCCTGGGCATCCTGAACGAGATCCCGGAGTGGATGCAGAAGAGCATCGCCAAGCGTCTGATCGAGTCGTTCTCGCAAGACTACTGGGACTCGATCTCGCGGACGACGATGGGGGATGCCGAGCAGGTGCTTCGCAAGGGACTGTCAGAAGGATGGTCGATCGACAAGATGGCCACGCAACTTCGACAGTATTTCACGGAGGGCGGATTTCGCTACGCTCGTCGTCGATCGGAAAACATAGCCAGAACGGAGAGCGGATATGCTTTGAACAGTGCTCGCAAGGACAGCGTCGCTCAGCTTCAGCAGGAACTTGGTCCGAGCGTACCGATGAAGCAGGCTTGGCTCTCCGTGCTCGGGAACACGACGCGAGCGGAGCACGCGAACCTGGACGGCGTGCCGGAGGACGAGAATGGGATGTGGAACTTAGCCGGTTATATGATACCGGTGCCGGGGCATTATAGCTTGCCTCCCGAACATCGTTGCAATTGCCACTGCTCGGTGACGATCGAGTTCGGGATGGACGAGGAGGAGGCTCAGCGAGAGATCGAGGAGTACTGGGCTCGTCGGGAGGAGTGGGAAGAAAAAGGAACGAAGTACCCCGGCCAGCCGAGGGACGATTACGGGAGGTTCGGTTCAGGAGGAGCAGGAGGTAGAATCGGAGAGTCCAGAGCCACTCGTGCCAAGCGAACACACAAACCCGCTACCGTCGAGAAGCAGAGAAAAGCCGAGGCTGAGCAGGCCAGGCTGGCCGGCCTGGTGGGAGGCAAGGAGACGGACGACAACGAAGCGTTCGATGTGTTGATAGGCAAGCATGCCGTCGAGGTCAAGTGTGTGATAGATAATGACAATGACAAGATCACGATGCACCCTGAGAGCCGCCGTAGGAAAGAACAGTTTGCGAAGAATAACGGGATGGAGCTTCATACCGTGGCGATCGACGTCCGTGGCGGGAAGCGAGCTTATTATCACAGGGACGGAGTCGGGGCGTTCCGCTTGTCAGCGATGGAGCGGGTGTCCGCCGCCGAGTTGAGAGAAAGGTTGGGCTGATATGGGATACTGGCTAGAAGACGCGAGCAGGGAGTGGCTGGGAGACTTGGCTACGAACAAGGGAATCGGATAACTGCGCGAGGCGGGAAGTCCTGCTTTGAAAGAGTTTCTGGATGCCGGGGAGGCCGACGAGGAGTTGATCGGGATGGGAGATCGCCGAGGCGAGGAAGCTGCCCACCGCCGTTTACGTGTCGGAGATGCTAGAAAGAGCGGAACCTTCGGTCTTCGTGACGGACGGGTGCGGGTTTGCGGAGGAGGAAGAATGACGACCGTCGAAGAAAAAGAATCTGTCGTCGAGAAAGCTCTGAAACAAGCCGATGCTATGCTGGCCGGCACCTTTCGACGAAGGCAAATCAAGCGCAACGATTCCTGCCCGTGCGGAAGTGGCCAGAAGTACAAGAAATGCTGCATGAGGAAACTGAACAGATGACTCATCGAGGGAACGGAAAAGCGATTCACGGGGACATGCTCAAGCCGAGCAGTCCGAACTATCGAGGGCTGGCCGAAGAAGTGGCACAACAGTTTCTCACCGTCTGCGAGCTATATGGCCGAAACTCGGGGGGAGCATTTCCGGTGCCGAAAGAAATGCTGCAGCACTTCGCTCGTTGGCGAGGGATGGTCCTCCGCCATCGGAAGGGGGACTTTCGTAACAGCCCATCGGAATGGGCGTCGACGAAGGAGGTGGCGCAGTTCGTGTTCGATTGGCATTGCCGGCTTCGCGGACAGCCGCTGAAGGAACTGGTCTGGAGCGAGTGACATGGGAATTTTGCCTAGGGTGGCCAACATGGACTTCTCCCGCCTGAAGAT